GCCGGGGATGCCTGCGAGCCGCTGGATCGACCGCACGACGGTCACCCAGCGCCCGTAGGAGTCCCCCGACGGCTTCTCGACCAGCGCGCCGCCCTGGGCGATCCAGTGCCGGACGATGACGAGCAGCGACCAGAGCAGGACGCCGCGGTTGCCGCGGACCCAGCCCTCGAAGTCGTCGATGCGGAACTCGGTGCGCATCTCCGGGTTCGGCACGCCCGGGTCGAGCCGGACGCGCGCGTTGCGGCGACCGAGGTCGCCCGACAGCGCGGCGTTGTTGCCCGTGATGACCCAGAGCCGGTCGTTCTCGGCCTCGATGAGGGTCGAGGAGCCGAGGCGGCGGCCCTGGAACGTCGGCGACGTCAGCAGGCCCGCAAGCGTGGGCGAGCGCACGAGGCCGGTGACGTTGTCGAAGACGACGACAGCGCCGGTCTGCGTGTCGAGGAACGAGCCGATGACCTTCTGCAGCTCCGGCTCCTCGCCGGGGAGCTCGGCGTGCATCGTGCCGCCGTGCACTGACGTGAGCGCGCGCGCGAGGAACGACTTGCCGGACCCGGGCTGGTGCGCCTCGATCACGCCGAGCTTGTACGGCGGCGGGACGAGCGTGCGCAGCAGCGGCGTGATGAGCAGGCCGATGTACGTCGCGCGGTCGTGCTCGGTGACGAAGTCGAAGTCCTGCAGCATGAAGTCGATCCACTTCACGGCCAGCTGGACGTCGTCGAGCGTCGGGACGTCCGGGATCGCGTTCGGCTGGCCGCCGGTGGGCAGGAAGAGCAGCCCGGTGGCGTCGTCGTAGCCCGGCGTCGTGATGAGCGAGCCGTCGGGCCGGAACGTCGGCGTGTGCACGACGCCGTGGAGCTCGCGCAGGTGCGGAGCGTCGTCGGGCGCCTTCGCGACGACCTTGGCGCTCTCGAGCGGGAAGATCGCGGGCTTTGGCTTGTAGACCTCGGCCGCGTTCTCGTCGGTCGCGCGTGCGGCCTTCGTGGCCTCCTTGTCGACCTCGAGCCGCCGCACGTCGTAGCGGTGCTGGATGCGTGCCTGCAGGTCGTGCTCGGTCATGACCGTGATCGACGCCGCGGACTCCCCGCGGCCGGCGCGCGGCGGCAGGTAGCCCTCCTGGCCGATCTGCGGGGTGTAGACGAGCTCGCCCTTGCGGTAGAAGACGCCGGACAGCAGGCCGGTGCCGATCTCCCCGCGCAGCCAGTGGGCGGCGAGCGCGTGGTTCGAGACGTCGACCTCGTTGCCGTGCGCGATGACCCGGCCGGTGCTCGGCGCGACGACGGGCTCAGGAGCGCCCGGGGCGCGGGGAAGCGGTTGCTGCGCGCCCTGCTGCGCCGCGAGGTCGCTCATGAAGGTGCCGAGGAGCGACTGGCCGCCGCCCGTCGGCGGGGCCGCGGCCTTCCCGACGGTCGTGCGCCACGCCGAGGCGAGTTTCTCGCGCACGCGCTCGTCGTCGAACCCGGCGTCGCGCGGGGCGTGCGTCATGACGATCGCGGCGACGTCGTCGGGCGTCAGCGCGCACCACTCGGCGTTGGCGAACTCGAACAGCCGCGCGGCGCAGTAGAAGGTCGTCTGGTCCCACGGCTCGCCGCGGTACTGCGACGGGTCGGCGGTGGCGGCGGCCGTCATGGCCTGCAGGCGCGCGATGACGCCGTCGACGGCCTTGCGCGTGTACGCGTCGACCTTCGCCAGCCCCGCCTCCGTCATGGCGACCGTCGCGGCGCTGTGCTCGGCGCGCGCCGCGGGCGTCAGGCCTTCGAGCCAGGTCTGCGGGAGCTCGGGGAGCTGGTCGACGCGCGGCGCGGTGCTCGGGGCGCCGTCGGGCCCGTACCAGCGGTAGGTGAGGCCCTCGGGGTGCAGCGACGGCGCGACGACGGCGTAGCGGTGCGACCACCGGATGATCTCCATGCCGCCGCCGGAGCCGCGCGGGTCGCGCAGGGCGTCCGTGCGCTCGGGGTCGGTGCGGAAGAAGAAGATGCCGGAGCCGTCGGACCTCGCCGACGACCGCCAGGTGGCGGGCAGTGGGCCGAGGGCGGCCTCGAGCTCGGCCTGGACGCTGACACCGGAGTCCTTGTAGAGGTCGAAGTCGAGCCCGACGACGTTCTTCGGCATCCGCAGCGCGACGTTCGCGTTCGGGTCCTCGTCGAGCCAGGTCTGGATGTCCGGGAAGCCGACCTCGCGCGCGCCGCGCCCGGTCGTGCCGCTCGGGGGCGGCGTCTTCGCGCCGTGCGGCAGGGGCAGCGGCACCCAGCCGGCCGCCCAGTAGCGATCGGCGTAGGCGTACCCCGTCATCGGCCCTCCTCGGGCGTGATGGTGTTCGCCTCGAGCCAGGCGTCGACGTCGTCGCGGTGGTAGCGGATCAGGCCGCCGACGAGGATGTAGGTCGGGCCGGTGTCTTCGCGGCGCCAGCGCCGCACGGTGTCGCCGGAGACGCGCAGGATCCGCGCGACCTCGAGGCTGGTGAGCAGTTCGTCCACGAGGGCGGCTCCTTCGGGTGGGGGTGCAGGTGCTCCGCGACTCTACACGCATATGCACGCTATTGCACGTGCCCCCCGGGCCGTGCTACGTTCCCCGAGCCACCATCCCCACGGTCACAGGAGGTCCCCATGAAGCGACTCATCACCGGCGTCGAGGTGCCGGAATGAGCACGCCCGCCCTGGCCCGTGCCACCGAGGCGCTGTCCGCCCGTTGGGACGACGACCCGATGGCGGAGGGGCACGACTACCGCCCTGACGCTCTGGCTGCCGTGTCCGCCGCCCTGCACGACCCCGACGACGCCATGGACTCTCTCGCGCTCATCATCGGTCAGCACGAGGTCGACTACACCGTCCGTGACGTTCGCCTCCACTGCCGGTGCGGCGCCGTGGATGACTCGATGGGCGGCCACTTCGTCCACGTGGCCGATGCCGTGCGGGCCGTGATCCTCGGGAGCGACTCGTGACGGACGACGAGTTCGAGCGCCTCCTCGCCAAGCGCGAGGAGGCGGCTCGGTTCCGCGGGCTCGACGAGGCGGCGTTCCGGTCGCAACTCGTCGCGAAGAAGGCGAAGAAGAAGCGCGCGCCGAGATCGAAGCCCGAGCCGAAGCCCAAGGCGCCGCCGAAGCCGAAGCCTGCCGCGAGATCGCACAAGCCCGGGCCCGAGCGTTCGGCCGATCCGAACTGCCGCGGCTGTGGCCGGGAGATGTGGTGGCCGAGCGAGGGCCGGGTCGAGGGCAAGGTCCGAGCCGACGGCCACGGCCTGTGCTCGACCTGCGCCGAGCGGGAGCGGACCGGGCAGCAGGTGGGCCCGGATGCTCCGTCGATCCGCGACCAGCGCACGCCGGAGAAGTGCTCGAAGTGCGAGCGGCCGCTGCGCGCGCACCGGGCCCGCGCCGCGGACCACCCAGGCACCGTGAAACACGCCGGGCACGGGCTGTGCTCGACGTGTGCGAACGGTGGCACCCCGGGGCGCAAGGGGAAGAGCGGGAAGGCGCGCCAGAACCTCGTCACTCCGTGCGTGAAGTGCGAGACGCCGACCGTCGCGCGCGGGAACCCGCTCAGCGAGGGGCAGCGCTACCGCGCCGGCCACGGGCTGTGCGTCCGCTGCTACGCAGTCCGGTCCCGTGCCGCCGCGCGCGGCGTCACCGTAGGATGACCTCGAGCGGCAAGCGCCGCCCGACCACGAGGTCATGAGGAGGACGCCGTGGGGAAGCGAGGACCCGCCCCGAAGCCGGAGCACGCTCGTCTGCGCCAGAACGCCGACTATGCGCCGCGCACGAAGATCGACGAGGACACCGTCACCGCGGCCCCGCACGAGCCGAGCGATGGCTGGCACCCGATTGCGACCGAGTTCTGGTACGCGTTCCAGGAGACCGCACACACTTCGCTGTGGGCGCGATCGGACTGGATGAAGCTCTACCTCATGTGCGAGCAGATCTCGCGTGAGATGGCGCCCCAGTTCGTCGGCTTCTCCGAGGTCTGGAACGAGGACGCCGGTCACATGGAGAAGAAGCCGACGCGCGCGACCCTGCCGATGAAGGGCGCCTCCATCTCCGCGCTCGGCCAGTGGATGACGACCCTCGGCGCGACGTACGCCGACCGGCTTCGGCTCCAGATCGAGCTCGGCAAGCCCGGCACCGCGTCTGGCCCGCCCGACCCGAACGGCGAGGCGGGCGACAACGTCGTCACGGGGGTCGACTTCGGCCGGAAGACCTCGTGACCACCGTCGTCTCCGGGGTGGAGCTCGACGACGACGTCGAGGCCCCCCGCAGGATCGTCCGCACCGAGAACCTCGGGCCGCTGCCGAACTTCGAGGCCGAGCTCATCGGCCCGACGTGGGCCACCGACCCGGACGACCCGGAGCGCTACCTGCTGCCGAAGTACAGCCTCGGGCGTGCCGTCATCGCGTGGTGCGCGTACTGGCTCAACGGCGCCGGCCGCCACAAGCGCTGGGTCTTCACGCCCGAGCAGGCCCGGTTCGTGATGTGGTTCTACGCGGTCGACGAGACGGGCGCCTGGCTGTACCGCGAAGCCGTGCTGCAGAGGGTCAAGGGGTGGGGGAAGGACCCGCTGGCCGCGGTGCTCTGCGCCGTCGAGCTCGTCGGCCCGTGCCGACTGGGCGGCTGGCGCACGCCCGACGGTGTCGTCCATCCCGAGTTCGTCGAGGGCGCGCAGCCCTACGCCGTCCCGCTCGAGAACGAGCCTTGGATCCAGGTGCTCGGCACCTCGAAGGATCAGACGACGAACACCATGTCCTACCTGCAGGGCCTCTTCACCGACGAGGCGAAGAAGCACTACCGCATCGAGGTGAACCGCTCGATCATCTGGGCGCTCGGCTACACCGCGCGCATCGAGGCCGTGACGAGCGGCTGGCGCTCGCGCGAGGGCAACCGCCCCTCGTTCCTCGTCAAGGGCGAGCCCCAGCACTGGGTCGAGGCCAACGACGGTCCCGAGGTCGCGAAGGTCGCGAACCGCAACATCGCGAAGATGGCGGGCGCCGAGCAGAAGCGCTCGCACGTGCTCGCGATCACGAACGCCTACGACCCGCAGATCGAGTCCCACGGCCAGGATCTCCGCGAGGAGTACGAGAGCGGCTCGGAGGAGGGCGAGGTCATCCTCTACGACTCGATCGAGGCTCCCGAGGACGTCCCGCTCCTGCCGAACTACACGCGCCTGGACGAGCGCGGCAACCGGATCGCCGAGTACGAGACGCACCCCGGCCAGGACGAGGAGGTGCTCGTCCCGCCGGACCGCAAGACGATCGTCGTCCACCTGCGCTGGCTGCTCGAGCGCCTGCGCGGCGACGCGACCTGGCTCGACCCGAACGAGACCGCCAAGGAGATCCTGCGCCCGAACCAGGACATCGCCGAGATGCGGCGCTTCTACCTCAACTCGATCGTCACCGGGGACGCGGCCTACCTCACGAAGTCTGACATCGACGCGACGATCCACCCCCTGCTCGCCGCAGCGCGGAAGATGGAGAAGGGCTCCCCCGACGACATCCTGCGCCTCGGCTGGTCGATCGTCGGCGCGCACGAGCCCGTCGTGCTCTTCTTCGACGGGTCGAAGAACGACGACTCGACGGCGATCGTCGGGTGCCGGGTCAGCGACCAGTACGTCTTCCTGGTCGGGCTGTGGGAGAAGCCCCGGGGCAAGCGCGGTGAGACCTGGCTGTCCCCGCGCGCCGAGGTCGACAACCGCTTCCGCGAGGCCTGCCAGACGTTCAACGTCGTCGCGGCGTGGGCCGACCCGTCGCACACGAAGGACGACGCGAGCGGGACGCGGTACTGGGACGGCATCATCGACGGCTGGCACGAGCTGCTGCAGGAGAAGGTCCAGAAGAACCTCTGGGCCCAGCAGGGCGGCGAGCGCACGTCCGCGATCATGTGGGACATGACCAGCCCGGCGCACCAGGTGACGTTCTCGGAGGCGGTCGTTCGGTTCGCCGACGAGATGGACTCGCGCACCGTGCTCTGGGACGGGCACCCCGGCCTGCGCACACACATGCTCAATGGCTACCGCGGCATGGGCCAGCACGGCGCCGTCGTGCGCAAGCCGAAGCGCGGAGGAACCCGCAAGATCGACGCCCTGGTCTGTACGATCGGGGCGAAGATGCTCGCTCGGCTCGTGGCCATCAAGGGCGTCGAGGTCGAGGAAGAGAAGGCTGGCGAGGTCTGGGTGCCTCGCTCGTTCATGAGGAGGCGGTAGACGTGGCACGACGTCGTCGCGGCGCACGCGGCCGCATCATCTCGACCGACCGGCTCGACATGTCGGTCACCCAGGCGCGCAGCGTCGTGGGGCAGGTCCAGGAGCTCTGGGAGCCCGCGCAGAAGGCGCGCGCGACCGCGCACTACCGCCAGGGCTGGGCCGACGGCGAGGTCCCGCTGCACGAGCGTCCGACGATGCCCGAGAAGGCCCCGAGCGACCTGCGCAAGATCGCCGAGACCGGCCTGACGCCGAACGCGCGCATGGTCGTTAACCAGGTCTCCCAGCAGATGCGCGTCGAGGGCCTGCGGCTCAAGGACTCCACGGACTCCGCGCCGGCCTGGGACATCTGGCTGCGCAACGGGATGACCGGCAAGCAGATCCCGCTCGTGAAGGCCGTGCTCGCGCAGGGGCTCTCGTACGGCCTCGTCCTGCCCGCGACGGGGCGACTGGACGCGAAGGCGACGGCGGCCATCCGGCTGCGCGACGCCCAGCGCTCGACGGCGTTCTTCCGCGACGACTTCGACGAGTGGCCCGAGTTCCACCTCGACGTCACCGACGTGCCGAACCACGACGGCGACGACGAGCAGTTCGTCGAGTTCCTCGACGAGGCCTACGTGCACCGCCTCTCGTGCCCGAAGGACGAGCCGGACAAGCTGGTCTACATCGACAACTACCGGCACAACATGGACCTGTGCCCGGTGCAGCGCTTCGGCATGGTCTCGCTCGACGGCAACGCGCCCGGCATCATCGCCCCGCTCATCGGCCTGCTCAAGCGCATCGACCAGGACACCGTCGACCGCCTCGTCGTCCAGCGCTTCGCCTCGTGGGTCGTGCGGACGATCGCGGGCCTCAAGAAGCCGACCGGCGCGACGCCGGAGGAGCAGCTCCTCGCCGAGGAGGCCCTGTACGCCTGGCTGCAGGTCGGGGACTTCCTCACCAGCGAGAGCGCGGACACGAAGTTCGGCGCGATCCAGGCGACCCCGATGGACGGCCACATCAAGGCCCGCGAGTCCGACATCCGCGATCTCGCCGGGGCGAGCCAGGTGCCGGCCTACCGCCTGCTGGGCCTGAGCGACAACATCGGCGCCGAGGCCATCGCGGCCGCCGACGCTGGGCTCGACCGGCACGCCGACGAGTTCATGACCGTGCTCGGCGAGCAGTACGAGGGCACGATGCGCCTCGCCGGGTACGCCGCGGGGAACGACGACGTCGCGCAGGACTACACCTCGCGCGTCCAGTGGGCCACGATCAGCACCACCGCTCTGCAGTCGCTCGCCCAGGCCATCCAGACGCTCCACGACAGCGGCGAAGGCCTGCCCTACGAGCTGCTCTGGCCGCGCATCCCCGGCCTCACCCAGAACGACATCACGCGCGCGCTGCAGCTCCGCGAGGAGGACCGGCAGCGCCGTCAGGAAGAGGCCATGACTCAGGCCGCGTTCGGCGCGGCCGCGAACCCGGGAGGCTCCGGTGGCGGTAACGGCTCAGACACGGCTCGCCGCAACGCACCAGCAGGCGCAGGCGGCGCTCGCCGCTAGACTCGCCGCGATCCTGGCCGCGCGCTGGCGCACGCTCATCTCGCGGCCCGGCGTCGGCGGCGATGAGTACCTCGAGCGCGCGGTGCGCGACATCCGGGGCCAGTACGGCGCCTCGGTGATCCTCGCGCGCTCGTTCTACTCGACCGCGCGGCGCCTCGGCGCGCCGGACGCGGATGCCTTCACGCCGACGGCGCCCACCTTCGACGACGAGGCCACGATCGTCAGCCTCGTCGCGGCCGGGTTCGACTACCTCAGCGAGCAGCTCGAGGCGGGCAACGACCTCGCGACGGCGCTCGAGGCCGCGGGCGACTCCGCGGCGCGCGCGGGCGTGCGCCGGGCGCTCTCCGGCGGCCGCATCCTCATCGTGGACGGGACTGAGCGCGACAAGGCCGCCGTCGGCTTCTACTGGCAGACCGTCGGCGACGACCGCGTCTGCTCGTGGTGCGCGATGCTCTCGAGCCGCGGCGCCGTCTTCAAGGAGGACTCCTGGGCGAGCGACCCGCGCCCCGACGGCCGCCGCAAGGTCAGCGCGCACGACAACTGCCGGTGCCACGTCGCTCCGGTCTGGGACCCGGCCCAGGAGCTGCCCGACGGCGTGCTCGACCTCTCGGCCGACTGGGACGACGTCCGGGCCACCGGACCGGGGTCCAGCCTGTGGTCTGGACACGAGTCGATCAAGGCCTGGCGCCGCTTCTGGGAGTCCCTGCAGCGCGGCGAGGATCGCGCCACGGCCCTCGGGCACGCCGCCGATGGACGGCGCGAAGGCAACTGGGCCAGACGCCTCGCGTCATGACCAGGTAGCATCGGGAGCGACATGGAGGTGCATCATGGCTGACAAGTCCCGCGCGAGCTTCGACGAGCGGCTCGCCGAGCTGATCCGCGACCCGGACAGCGAGACGCACAAGGCCGTCGCCGAGGCGACCGGCCGAGACAAGACCCCGTCGTCGAAGTCCTCGACGGCGAAGAAGTAGAGGAGCACATCATGCCCCGCAAGTCCGAGAGCCTCGCCACCGACCTCGCCACGATGGTCCGCGACGAGGACAGCCCGCTGAACGACGCCATCGTCGAGGTCACGGGTCCGTGACCTACGCGCTATCCTGAGCGCGATCCCGGGCGGCAAGAGCCGCCCGGCACCACAACACCAGGAGGACCCAAGTGGGTAAGCTCCCCGAGAACTTCGACGACTGGCGTCTCCCGTGGACCGAGGCCGAGTTCGACTCGGACAAGGCCGCGCGGCTCGTCTTCAACGCCCGCAAGGGCGAGGAGAAGGCCAAGGAGCGCCTCGAGTCCGAGGTCGCGAGCAAGGACGCCGAGATCGCCCAGCTCAAGACCGACCTGGACACCGAGAAGGCCCGGAAGACCGGCGCCGACGAGGATG